CTGGCATGTTTGCTTTGCCCAATCGAGTTTCTTCTGCCTGGTACTTGGTCAAGTTGTTCACACGCTTGGGTGAGCCTTTCTCCCAACCTGGACGTTCCATAAACTCATACTTGAATTCACGAATACGTTCCACAATCTCATCTTTACCTGCACCAGCAAGTAGTTTATTTAGAATTTCTAACAAGAAGTCTTGAATTACTTTGGGGGTATCACTACGCTTTAAGTCAAGTCCTGTGGCCTTTGTTTTGCCAATCTTGCCTTCTACATCTAGTCTCTTGCCTTCGATGTCAATAGCATTCACAGCGTAACGCTTCTTGGTAATAAACAAGCCACGATCCGCCACAGTCTCACGTCCGCACTTGATCAATGATCCCATGTCTCGGGGACAATGGAAAGCCTGTTCCATGAAGCCAGGGAAACTTTCGTTGACTTGGTCAGCAAGGCTGTCATACAGTGCAATACAAGTCTCTTTAGACCACGCCATGCGTCCTTCTTCAACCTCATTCTTAAGCGCGGGCCATGCTGAAAAATAACATGAGTCCGTATCTCCATATATGACTGCTTTTCCGACATGATCATACTCGCCTGTGATGAGTTCGTTAAGATAAGCATCCATATGCTTTGCAATTGAACGACCAGTAAGTGTCGTCGATTGTCCAATACGCTTGTCAAAGAATCTACAGCCCGGGTTAAGAATAGCGCCGTAGAGGCTGTTGAGGTTAATCTTTTTAACCAACTGGCGTTTATCCCAGAATGCAATTTCTTTAGCATCTTTGGCTTCCTTCTTTTTGGCTTGCAATTCCTTACGCTCCGAATACCAACGCTCTAACAAGCCGGGAATGATGCCCTTCTTCTCAAATGTAAGAATAGTACCGTTGGCAGTGAGGATCCAGGGTTGGTTAGAGTCAAATATAATGTTCCAGATCTCAGCAGCCGAGTGTACACTCTCTTCGCCGTTCTCCCAGTCAATAGTGATCTCAGTGCCACGCTCTTGATTCATCACTGCTGTGTATTCTAAGCTGGCAAAGATGCCTTCCCAGGCTGCCGCAAAGCTCTGTCCCTTGGCCATGTTAGATTTGATCAATCGATCAGTCATGGTCTGACGCAGTTGACCAACCACAGTCTCTGGACCCATGTTCATGGCCCGAATCGCTGACGGATACAATGAGTTAATGTCAACTGATCCAATCCATTCATGCACCCCCTTTTTGGGATAGGCCACATAAGCACCTGCGGCCTGTGTGTCTAGATCTGTAAGTCGTTGCTTGCGATTGGGAACAACCATGCCACGTTCATGTGCTTCGTTAATAATGGCTTGTTCAGTCACAGCCACAGCACCCATTGTGGTCTGGAGCAGCACAGTATTGGCATGCGCCAGTTCATTTGCTAGATCCAAAAAACGTAGTTTTTTGTCTAGTTTGCCAATTAGCATGGTATCTTGGCGGTTGTACTCAATAAATGTTTTAAAGTGTTGGTTGTACAAACTATCCAGGGTTCCTTCAAACTGTGTTTTACTTTCACCCAGTTCGTATTCACAAATAGCATCCAGGCTATAACTGTGACGCTCTTCATAGGTGTATTTTCGATACAGTTGCATATAATCCATATGCACACGACCAATCAAGTCATATGTTTCGTTCTCTGCACCAAAGCGTTCAAAACTGCGCTTCTTGGGTAGTTGTCCCCATAAACAAAATTTGCGTGTGTCGTCTTTGCTAAGTACCCGCACACATCGGTTTACAGTATAAGGAATATCATAGCCTTCACTGTTCCAGCCACTCAACACATCGGCGTCATCGATCAAGTCCAAGAATGTCTTGATCATTTCTGACTCTTCAGCAAACAAGATTGTGTTTTCAAAGTCCTTGACCAGTTCATTGGCGGTCTCCCAACTCAAATGCTTGGGCGGCACAGCCAGTGTGACCAGTTGATCCAGCCAGTCTAGGTAGACTGAAATCGCAGTAATGGGATTAAAAGGGTCTGATACAGGTGAGAAGCCGCGATCTTTATCAAACGCCACCTCAATGTCAAAAAACGCTGTGTGAAGCTCAGGCGCATCTTGGTCCTTGTAGTTTTCTTCAAGGCATCTAAAGATTGGATTGATGTCGCTTTCATAAAGCGGTTTATTGCTGTGAACACGCACTTCCTTGCGGAACTCTTTGTTATTGCGTGTAGAAAATCTTGATACGGATGTGCCGTAGATACTTTTAAATTTTCCACGTGGATCATCGTAGTAAAAAATGTAATTTGCTGGATACTCTTTGTAGACCCGCTCACCATTACGGCGTTCTACAGTATGAATACGATCGTGTTCACGATCAAATAGTGCGTCAATATAACTCAATTCTTCTCCATTTGTGGCTGGTAGGCCATGATACATGCTCGTTGAGTGAGCGACTCTTTGTTATTTATTTTCAACACTAAAGTAGTCTTGTATTTTACCATCTCGATGCAAATCGTTTGAGATGCAGTGAATCCCTGCGTCCCAGAAATAGCGATGCCTGAATGGGCTTACATGTACTTCAATGCCGTGTCGTGCGCAGGCCTGCTCAACTTGATCGTTGTGACTGCTCACCACAATGTTCTTGTGATCAATCACAAGGATATTGACATCAAACACAGTTTCACTAACATCACCGACCCAGTCTTCAAAGTAGTATTCTACTGTGTTGATGAGATTTTGATCTTGTTCAAAGCCCGGAATGTGCCAACGTCCACGATTGATTCTCATGCTGGCCTGGAACTCTCGCATGTGTTCATACTTGCTTGGGGGCAAATAAACCACTTCCCAGTCAGGGAATGTATCTGCGTATGTAGGAATGTCGCGCAAACTAATAATCAAGCCAGGAGTAACTGGGCAATATGTAGCATCACCGTGCCCGCCGGCATTTACAATCTTGTTGCGGGTGGAGGGAAAGTGATAGTTTACAGTTTGCAATAATCGATCTTGGTCTTCACTGTACTCTTGTGTGGCAAAATATAGATTTTGACCAATGCGACTTACAAAGCAACCATTTACAAAATCCAAATCTGTTTGTTGCACTGTGTTGCCTTGATCACGAACATGTTGAAAAATGTCAGTATAACAATTCAACCTTGCATCAAGTTGTGCCTGATCCATCCGATCAAATTCTTCACGATTCAACACACGTTGTCTTGCAAATGCACGATCGGCATGAATCTTGTTGGGTATAGTAGGTACCCACAAGCGGTCTTGGATCATAATAAAATAATCTCTAGGACAAACCGGCGGCTGCATCCAACGGCCCTGTACATTCAACAAACTGAGATCCACAGGTAGTTGAGGCCGTAACACCTGGATTCCGAACCGGCCTTGTAATAAACTAATAAGGGCTTGATAATCTTGTTCGGTTTCTTCGGCCAATTGTTCAAAGCGTTGGCGTGTGTTACGATCTTGGATCCAATAATAAAATTCCGGCGGGTAGCTCGTACCTATGACGCATACCTTTAACGGATCCCAGTGTTGAAAAACAGAATACATTTAAAGTGTTTTACCCACAGTTTCCAAAATAGTTTCCAATGTTTCGTGATCTTGCTTTTCTTGACCGAATGTGGCTTTGTGTGCTAATTTGATGGCTTTCTTCAAAATAGCAGGTTTAACTTCAAGTTCTTCGGCCACAGCCTTGATGGTATCATTGAGTCCACCTTGTAGCGTATCAATTTCGTGCATGACCTGCATGCCTTCGTTGATGATTTGGGTAAGTTTGATCTTTTGATCGCCGTTGAATGTTTTTGCCGACATAGAAATCTCCTAAAGTGTTATTATAACAGATATTTAGGAGATGTCAATATGTATATGCTCATTTTGGACCGCTAGGTAGCGAATCTATTGGTCCAGGCAGAAGCCGCCCACTCGGTCCTAAGGCTGAGTTAGTGGGCCGCTTTCCGGCTGTGTTCTCTACGACGTTGTGCGCCAACCTGTGTCACATGTTCAAGTATCTGGTTGCGAATAGCAAATGCTGATTCGTTTACAGCACCGTACTTGGTAAATGTTTGATCAACAAATTGTTTGATACGTTGTACATCTTCTTTGGTTTCAACCATTTGCAACATTTCTGCTACTGGTTTTGCTGTGGCCTGTGCAATACGTTGGGCTAGTTTTGCCTTTTCGTCTGGTGTTGGGCCACCTGTGGTTACTTTGGTAACAGCAGGAGCTGCTGTGGGCGCGGGTGTAGGAGTAGTTTTCATACCTGGAACACCAGTCATGGGCTTGACGCTCATAGTAGTTTTACCATAGCCTGTTGGGCCACCTGCAAAATTAGCAGTTTTTACAGGAGCAGGTTTAGCATACTTTTCCATGCCAGGCATCTTGAAGACATTACCAGCGTTGAATCCTGCAGGACTACCAGCAGTGGTGTTAGTGGCTGTTGGTGCAGGTGCTGTGTTGGTTGCTGTGGTATCAGTTGCCGCGGTGGCTTGGGCATTGCGTTCAGCTCGTCTAGCTTCAAGATCGTCCACGGTCCAGCGTTGACCTGTCTTGGGATTAATATTGTTAAATGGCATCAATCGTTGTGCGCCACCAGTACGGGTCTGCGGCTCAGCTTTGGCGGGGTCAGTTGGTGTGGTTGGTTCAGCAGAGACTGGCAGTCCCATCTTTTCGTACACGCCATTGACAACGCCGATTGGCACCCCTTGCTTGACCAACCAAGCAGACAGTTGATCTGAATCACTGGGCTTGCCAGCCTGGTGCCAGTTCATCTTGAGCTTTTCTTTGGTCACATTGGTAGTAAGCTGATGCCCAAGGTTGCCTATGACACCGCCAACTTTTTTAACTCCCATGTCCAAGTAGTCAAGTCCCCGACCAAACCAACTCTTTTTAGCAGGATCTGCGGGTGTGTACGGAGCATCAGGTGCATCGGGGCGATAAAGATCAGGCAGTTCTTCACGACCGGGGCCTGTTGGTGTAGTGTTAACAGGTGCAGTAGGTGCCGGAGTAGGTGCTAATGGCACAGTGGTTGCAGATCGGCTACGACTTCTATTGATTGTGTCCTCGGGTGATCCAAACTTTAGTTCTGGTCCTAACGGAGCAGGTGCAGTTGGTTGTCTGCGTGGCACAGTAATAACTCCGGGATCACCAGGTTTGATGTTTCGAGGATCGTCTGGTTTAGTTGACAAGTCCCAAGGAGCATCAGCTTCTACTGCCGCTTCTCCAACTCTGCGAATGTTTTCAAAAACTGTGTAAACACCCAATGGTGTCAAATGCATGCTACGACCCTGTGGCTTGCCTACACTTTCGTTTAGGGCCCAACTCAGTGTTGTGAGCTTTTGATCAATCATCCTGTCTACTGGAAGTCGACGCATTTTTACTGTGCGTATCCAATCAGTATTTTCTCGGACCACCCCGCTCATTGCGGCTTTGGCTTTCATGGTGGCAATCTGTTGTGCCGCTTGAATTGCTCTGGCACTGGGCTCAGCACCATACCTGGCAATTTCTTGTGCATATATCTGTTGATACACAGGGCTGTTATAAATTTGTTGAGCGGTAACGCCACTTAGTTCTGCACCTTTAGGAGTCAAATTACCCAATAAACTGGTGTCAGGTGGTCCAGATCCAAATGGTCTTACGTCTGCAGGTGTTGGCCTAGTAATTACTCCTGGATTAGACGCTATTTCTGAATCAATTCCAGCAAACTCTCTATCAAAAGCATTTTGACTAAACACATTGTCCCCTGGTGCAGGTCCATAGTCACCAGGTCTTATGTTGAGGCTAGGGCGTTGAATGACGCCAGGCGGAAGCTCGCCAGGCCCAGATACACCAGGACCGCCTAGTATTTCAGGACCTTGTGGAGTAGGCGTACTACCTTGCCACACTGATCCAGTGTT